CTCCATTATCATCTGTTCGTGTTGCTCGTGGGTGTTCCCAACTTGCTATTAAATTTAGTCCTAAACTATTTGTTCCTTCACTATCTGCTGGATCATCTGCTCCACCTGGAGTAGTTGAGAGTGAGAAGTTTCTCGGTGCCGGTACTTCTTCTCCTCTTTGTGGAGGTTTGCGATCTTCAGGAACAATGTCAATTATGTACCCTCTATCAATCATATCGAATTTTTCATTAGAATATTCTACAGCAGTAATATCTACGGCCATTTCTGCAGAGTTTTCTGCACAACCTACAATAACAAATTCTTTTGGAGACCCTCCTACTTTTTCTCCTGTTGCATCTGTACGTGCAGTTATTGACCATATTACTTCACTATTTGGTGCTGTTGAAAAAGCAGAAGATACAGTAACATCCCCACTAGCTGTGAAGCTTGATACTTGTTTAGTTTCTATTCTTGCTTCATTTGACCAAAACACTTGAACAAGATTATTACTATCATCTTTTAAGTTATTTGCTTTTGCTTCAGTGTCAACTGTTGCCCCTCCTTCATCAGTTAAAAGTAAGTCTCCTCTTTGATAAGTAACTGAATTAATAATAGCAGAAGGTTGTGACAGATAAGCGCCTCCTTTCGGATAGATTAAATTTAATTCAAACGTAGTATTAGAAGTACTTAAATCAATTGCTCTATCTAAATATACTTTTGTAGTTGTAGATGAAGATGAAGATTTAACTCTCCCACTATATTGTACATTGTCAACATCTGCATCTTGAATTTCAATAACATCTCCAGGTAGTAAGAAAGAAGCATTTATTCCAGTTCTAAAAGTAACTACATCTGTTTCTAGTTTTTCTGTAAGTAAATGCCATTTGCCAAATCTTTTTGCCTGCCCCTGGCTTGTACAACCGAAAGCTACAACTTCTTTGGGATTTATTCTTGATTTCTCTAGTATGTCTTGTGTGTCCTCTACTATTTCTACTTCTTGTTTGAATAAAGTTTCGGGGTTATTCCAAGTGACTCGTATTTGATTAGAACGAAAACGCCTAGAAGAAGATTGGTACGCGAATATACCGTCTACAACGTTTCCTTTGGTAAAAGTATAAATAGGGCTTTTATAAGCATTTACACTTGCGGTTACTTTTCCATCAAACCAAAGCAACATACCTCTAAAAATACTGTAGAAATCTTTTAATACTTTTTGTGCTTCGGCTAAATCTTTAAGATAAACGTTTGCACTAAATCGAGGTTCCGTTCCTCCTTTTCCATCAGGAACTAGTTCATCACAATACTTAGCAATTTGAAAAAGTCTATATTTATCAATGTGTTTAAAATCATTATTAGGGTCTAAATATTTCCCTAAACCATATCTGTCATTAGTTAGCATGTCCATCATAATCCATACTGGATTATCTGTCCAAACAGGGTTATAATTTGCATTTTTTGCACTAGTAAAAGTTTTTATATCTCCTCTGAAATTTCCGTCCCAGTCTGTATAAGCACTTGTATTTGCGCCGGTACTTACGTTTCGTGTGTAGGAAGCTTCTGTTGTAGTACCTAATTCATACCTTGAAAAATAGTTAGTAGGAACTTTACATTTCAATCCCCTAATATGATAGCCCCTAACAGGGATATCTGTAAACTCTTCTGCTGCAAACATTAAACCTGCATATGCAGTATAAGGGTAAGATAATTTATCTCTTATTACGTTTTCTATGCCTTGTACTGCTGTTCCACTATAGAATTGTGTTGATCCATGTGTTGCACTTGTTATATTTATTTTTTTAATACCTACTTTATAGCCTGTAAAAGGTTTAAATTGTTCAATATCAAAATTAAATGTTCTTACAAAAGGTGTTTTTGTAAGAGCTTCATAATATCCATTAGATTTTATTTGAGGTTTGCCTTGTCTTCCACCCCAGTCCATGTTTCTTGTATTTATTTCGCTATCAGTTGGACCGAATATTAATCTATCAGTGTAGTTGCTACCATCATCTGTATGAGAAAAGAATATTTGAAATTCTGCATAGCCAGGAAATTCTTTACCATTTTTACTTTTGTACCCGTATAAGCCTGCAGGAAACTTAACAGTTATATTAACAGCATCTACTTCTTCTGGATTTACTACGCCCATCTGTGTGTGTGTTCTTTCAATTCCATTATTACCTGAAGTGGGCTCTGTTGCATTTATCCAATTCCCGTCTGCTGCAGGAGTTGAAGATATATTGCTTAAATTTCCGAAGTAACTTGTAGTTAATTCAGTAGAAACATTAGCAACAACAGAACCACTACCTAATCCTCCGGGCCCTGCTACAACACTTTGGTCTCTGAATCCGTTTCTAAACGCAAAAGACACTCTCTCAAAGTTAAGTTTAGGAGTGCTCAATGCTGTTTGACTAGGGGTAGAAAGTTCTGAAAAAACATTTGATACTGAGACTCCTCCACCTGTTGTTAGAGTTGCTGTATTAGATGCAAATGCAGAAATAGTATCTACTAAATCTATTTTTATATTTTTGCCTGATACAGTAGTAGGAACAACTGGGTATACTGTAACTTCTGTTGCGCTTGTAAATTTAGTTATATATCCTATGTAATCTGCTCCGTCTGGTCCTGCATCGGCAATAACTAAGTACTGACCTATTTTAGTACCTGCATTGCTACCGTAGAATATATCGTTTGATGCAAAAAAGCTGCTTGATGTTGTTACAGTGTCTGTGTCTGCTGTTGTAGCAGCAATTCCTGAGCCTTGCTTCTTTGCTCCTTCTACTAGTATCGCATATGTACCTTCGGTTACATTTCTATCAGTAAACATTGTACTTGTATTGTCAGTTATTACTCCTGAGCTATGATTGTAACTAACATTTGGTGATGTTTCTGGGCCATATACTTTGTTCTGACTATCATTAATAACTGGAACTCCATTCATAAGAATAGACTGTCCTCCATTAACTAAACCATGGATAGGGCCTTCCGATAGCATATCATATACTACTGCTGTTTGTTCAGAAGTATTTGATACTCTACCGCCATATGTAAAATCTGCCATAATTATTTGTCCTTATTGTATTGAGTGGTTAAAATCATACTCTGTACCACCTTGTCTGTCGTTTTTGTTTCCTGAAGATCCTGAAGATCCTGAGCTATTAGCTATAAATTGATATCTTCCATAGGTGTCGTGAGAAGCATATCCTGTCTCTCCACCGCCTACTAGTTTAAATCCGCTTGAATATTTTGAAGTTACAAAGCCAAAATTAATAGGCGCTCCACCTATTACTAATTCTCCGTAACATAAAGGCACGGGAATTCCTTGTTTAAGTGTATTTTCGGGGCCGTTAAATAAGTACCCTTCTTGCGAGTTAGAGGGCGTATTGGGGGTCAAAAATTCTGCAATACCTATTGAAGTTAATAGACCACCCCCTGCAATTAGATACCAACCTGCTGCAAGAAGTTGAGATCCCTCTGCTCCTGTCATGAGTGCATATATACCTATTATAATTAAAGCTATTCCTATAATAGCTTTTATTCTACCTGCAGTTTTGCCTGCACCGACCGGAAGAGGAGTTATAATTATATCTTCTTCCCCCAGTTCCATTTGGAGATTATCATAATCTAAAAATTCTTTTCCTTTTTTTACAGAGAATTCTATTCCTTTTTCTGTGCACTCTATTAAATGCCTTCTTAACTTCCCGTCTCGTTGTACATCTATTCCATGCATTGCTTCTTGCACAGTCGAAGCATTGAGTTTCCAATGCTCACCAAAAAGTTTTCCTAATTTTCCTTGTAAATAAATATTTCTTGTCATACTGGTTCCAATATATAATGTTCTTTCTGTGGGTAGCTTACAATTAAGTAAGGTATGTCAACTTCGTTACACCCATCTATGTCATGCTGACTTGGTTTACAATCTTCCATGTAGTGACTATGCACTACATATAAAATTTTTGAAGTGAGTTGATATTTAACGAAAGCATGTGCGTCAATTTTAAACTCGTTTTTCTTTTCAGATTTATTTTCACATAAAATCCATTTTGTTTTGTTGTTTTGCTGAATAATAAATCCGCACATTTCCTTTGGAGCGGCTTTTTCAGCTTCTAAGTAAAGTTCTTTTAATACGCTATTTAAAACTTCTGGCACCTGGAAACCCTCCAAACATTAAAACTGCTGTTGTATCTGGATTTGCTTTTGCCGTGGTAGTCGCTGTACCTATTGATATTGGGTCCCATCCATATCGTTGTTTACAAGATTGAAGTGTTTTGCCACATAAGTCTCCTAGTTCCCAATATTCATTAAAGTCTGGGGCTTGATTAAGGCTTGTCTTTTTTGCTTTCCAAAGACGAGTAACTCCACCACTAGTATGTCTTACGTAATCATTATACCTATCATCTGTGTAAGAGTAATAGGTTGTTGAAGTACTCCACGTTTTCCATATTCTAACTCGATTTACAGATGTATTATCATCATTCAAAGTACCTGGGCTAGAAGTTGTTTCTTTTACTTGCCAGAAATTAGTTACGGTGCTTGAATCTGCACTAGTGTCTATACTTCCGTTCTTCTTCAATCTTCTAACTCCGCTTGAAGCTCCTAATGTTGTTGTTGTTGATTTATAATGATTTTGAGTAATCCCTCCGCTACTGTATGATG